GTAAAAGCCCGTATGTATTTTTGACTGTCTTTGGTGATAGTCCGGATTCTGTCAGTTGAGATATAAACTCCTGGATATCTGTAGAGGTTAGCTTGTTAATCTTAATATTATTGATTGGTTTAAATCTCTTTGCGTCCTTGGAATAGTTCAGTAGGGTAGAGGGCGATAAAGTAGCCCTGTTTGTTTCAAGGTAATTCTTTGTCGCTTGTTCTACTGTGTCATTTCCAGCAAGTCTATGATCGGTGTCATACATAAACTTTTCTGCCATCATTTCAGCTTCACGCTTAGTGCCAGCAGTAAAAGAAGGTCGGTATATATTACCGGCTTTATCTTTGTAATATGCTTGCGCTCTCCATTTTCCGGAGGGTAGTTTCTTTGCTTTAGCCATATTTACCTCACAAAATTATAGGGGTTCCCATTTTCGCCATCATAATAACCTTGCTCATAACCTTCCGTATAAGCTGCCTCAATATCATCCTTGCGGCCTTGTTCTGCACCCCTGGCACAACTAAAACAAAAAGCGACTATGAATAGAACTATAAGGCCGATAACGATATAGTCATTAAAATCCCATTTTGCTTTCATAATGCCTGCCTCCTATCATTTTGTTTCAATATCCTTTTAAGAAGCTTTGAACCTCTTGATATTTACTCCATTCTTCCCTTACTTTCAAAATAGTTAAAACCCTGTTTCTGTCTTCTTGTGAAGCGTGCGTGTAACAGAACTGTACAAATTTCCATTGCTCTTCGTCCAAGTCTGTATTGTCAAAACTATCATCACTTTTAGGCTTTCTTAGATTGACGATAATATCTGAATCTACCTTGCTGATAAGAGTATCTAAATCAACGCCTATAGTTGTGGCTACTTTGTCAAAAGTTTCTATGCTTGGCTTTATTGGATTTCCTCTTGGGTCCTTATTATTTTCTAGCATAGATAAATAAGACTTTGATAAACCAGACATTTTACCAAACTCTTCTTGGCTTAACTTGTTTAACTCTCGAAATTCCTTGATAACATCACCTAATGTCATTTTTTACACCCTCCAATACTGATAAATATATTTTACAGCGTACCAACAATAAATACAACGAAAATTGAAAAATCTATTGACAAAGTTTAACAAAAGTTTTAACGTAAGACTTAACAAAAAACATCACGAAAAAAGTTTTGGGAGACGAAAAAATGGAATACAAAATTAAAGAGTTACGCGAGAAGAGAAGGCTGTCACAGGATGAATTGGCCGAGCTTTCTGGCGTGAGCAGACCTACTATTAGTAGGCTTGAAAGTTCTGAGGACGTAGAGACAACAACAGGAACACTTGAAAAGCTGGCAAAAGCTTTAGGTGTGTCTATCAGGACTCTTTTTTTGCCCTAAAAAATTAACATGTTAAACATTTACGTTAATCAAAAACGAGAATAATTGAGGGCAAGGCATGGTTGCAACAAAACTAAACATTAAAAAGCTATTGCGGAGATACATGATCGAGGCTGACATTGATAGCTTCACCCAGTTAGCAAAAGAAACCGGGATTGACTATCAGAGGTTAAACCGAAGAATATCAGACCCACATAGCTTTACAGTATTTGAGCTTATAGCGCTGGATGATGTGCTTCATTTTTCGGATGAAGACTTACTAATTCTAATCAAGGGATGAGAGGTTGAAAAAAGTGCAACATAAACGTTGGGGGAATCTAATTCTATATCTATTTCTAATCATAGTGCTGATTTTCTTATGGATAACAGCCATAAAGTCAACAGCCTATGAGGAAGTCAAAGAGCCTCAGTTTGAGGCAATTCCACAAACAGAAGAAGTGAATACAGAAGAAGACGGAGAGTTGTTTGCTAGGACACACACGCTTGACTCAATCGACATTTCCTATTCAGATGCGCAGTTATTGATGCAAATAGCCGCTGCGGAAGCAGAAGGGGAGGGGCCAGACGGTCAGAGAATGATCATGTCAGTTGTCCTAAACAGAGTGGCTAGTCCTGAGTGGCCCGATACGATTTCGGAGGTAATTTTTGAGCCACATCAATTTTATACGGCTGGAATGTCAGAGAAGAGAGTCAATGTGGATAGCCACTTGGCGCTGGCAGATTTAGAAGCTGGAAACAAAGTACCTGAGATAGTAGCTTTTGAAAAAGTCGGATCAGATTTTTTGGAGAATTATTTTACTCCGGTTTATACATATCGGCATCACACATTTTATGTGTTTGCACAATAAAAAATGACTCTGCGCCAACAGAGTCAAGGGATAGAAAAACATTTGTGCTTACTTAGCTTTTCTATCCTCATTTTACCAAATAAAGGAGGATAAAACAATGGCAGCAAAGAAAGAAACAGAAGTAGTTGAGATCAGGCCCTTAGAGATTAAAAGGGTAAAGGTAAGAATCACAGGAGATACACCTTTGATTGTTCACGCATGGAGCGAGAAGGCCAAGAGACAGATGCTTGAGGCTCAGATGAAAACAACCAAGACCAAAGCAAAGGAGGCGAGAGTTCCTATTGATGATTTCATTCAGTCTCTTTATTGGTTGGAAGGCAAGCCGGAAGAATCTACAGAAGAAGCTTTTGCGGAAGCTGTAAAGAATGGCGCTAAATGGGGATTCCCGATAGGGGCAGTTAAGCAAGCTGGAAACAGTGCAGCCTATAGAATGGGCTGGGTAAAAAATCAAATGGCATTGAGAGGATCATATTTCTTGCAGACAGAGTACAACGATATGGCAGAAATAAAAGGCTCAATTCCTGAAATGCGTGAAGATATGGTAAGGATCGGGCAAGGAAGCGCTGACCTTAGATATCGTGGAGAGTTTAAAAATTGGTATATGGATATGACTCTTGAATATAACGCAAGCGGCGATATGACTCTTGAACAGATATTAAACGTTATCAATGCTGGTGGCTACACTTGCGGAATTGGCGAGTGGAGGCCAGAAAAAGACGGCAGCTTTGGTAAATATCACATAGAAACAGTTTAACTTGCATTAACTTGCGGCAGGCGAGTTGGGGTATGTCTGGTTCTGGAGTGTTATGGTTCCACGTGGCGAGGCAGGCAAGTTATGGTACGTCCGGTTGAGTTGGGGCTTGGTGTAGTTTGGCTTGGCAGGCGCGGTAGTGTAAGGTGCGTTAGCGCGGGGTTAGTTACGGTCAGGTATGGCAGGCTAGGTGAGTTGAGGTGCGGTCAGTTCTGTTCTGGAATGGTAAGTAATGGTGCGGTCAGGCATGGCAGGCGGGTTATGGTAAGCCAAGGTGCGGTGAGTCGTGGTGAGTTACGGCGTGGTAAGGCAGGCGAGGTTAGGTCAGGACTGGTGAGGTCAGGCGAGTTATGGCAAGGTGAGGCCGGTCGGGGCATGGCAGGCGAGGCGAGTTCCGGTAAGGTCCGTTGAGGAATGGTACGTCAGGTTCTGGCAGGCTTGGAAAAAAGGAGGTAAAGCAATGGTCTATAAATGGAAGACTGTAAATTATTCGGTACCAGCTAATGTTGTTGGTGAATATTTTGAAGAGTTAGAAGCAAACAACGGACCTCTAACAAATCAGATAGTGTTAGACGGTGCAAGAGCAGAAAGTAGTCCTATTCATCCTTTGTTTGAATGGGATGATCAGATTGCAGCAGAACAGTACAGATTAAATCAGGCAACAAAATTGATATGCAATCTGACAGTTGAAATCGAGACAGAAGATAAGCCTATTGAAGTAAGAGCTTATATGAATGTCTCAGAACAGAAAACAGGAGAATTTATCAATACTACACAGGCTTTTAAGAGCGCTGATTCAAGGGAGATCGTTCTTAAAAGAGCATACCAGGAATTAGAAGCCTTTAAGCAGAAGTACAAAAACTTAACAGAGCTTGCAAAGGTATTTGAGGCTATTGATGAATTAAAAACACCTGCATGAAAGGGGAACAATGGAAAACATACAAGCAAAAACAAGGGCTGATCTGGCAATAGAGCTATTGAAAATCAAAACAAAAACACGACTTAACCAAGGATATGACACCTTGCTTTTAAGTGATATCAACGAAGTGCTCTACATAGCAGATGGCACAATTATTGAGCCACTAAGTAAGAAAGAATTGGAGGTTATTTAATGGGACTAAGCGTAATGATTGAAGGTAATTCTGGTGTAGGCAAGTCTTCTTCTATACAGACAATGTTGCCTGAAGAAGTTGGAATTTTTGAAGTAGAAAAGCAGCGCTTACCGTTTAAATCCAAAGATTACAAGGTAGTGAAAAATTCTACGTATAATATCATAGGCCAAGTTTTCAAGGATCCTAAACTAAAGGCTTATGTAATTGATGATAGCCAGTATTTGATGGTGAATGAGTTATTTGATAGAGCGAAGGAAACAGGATATCAGAAATTTACTGATCTCGCCCTTCACTTTAGAAATCTTATTCATTATGTAAATACTCAGCTTCCAGATGATGTGATTGTGTATTTCATGCACCATACAGAAGTTGACAGTAATACGGGTAATATCAAGGCTAAAACAGTCGGAAAGATGCTAGACAATATGCTTACCGTTGAAGGATGTTTTGACATTGTACTGTATGCCACTATCAACGACAACAAGGAGCACGTATTTGTTACTCAGTCAGATGGTTACACAACAGCAAAGTCACCACAGGGAATGTTTGACAGCTTAGAAATTCCTAATGATCTGAAGTTAGTTGATACAAAAATTAGGGAGTATTACGAGCTATGAAACAGCTAAATGAGGACGAGTGCAGAGTGATGAATACTTATTTTGAGTATTTAGATCATCTGAATAATACCAGAATTACACAAGGTACACACTTCCTGGACGATTACAGAGCAGAACAAGTAAATATGTTTGTTGCGGCTTGTCTAACGGTATTAAAGCTAGGCAAGCCAGAAAAGGAAGAAATGGAGGACCCGTTTGCATGAATGATGTTAAGCGATACTGGGGAAGTACCCCACAGTACCAAAGGATATTAGAGATCCTAGAAGCGTACTGGCTGGAAGAAAAGGACGAATTTAGAGTCAGGGTAAGTATGGACTTTATCAAGGCTAATGGAGAGACACAGACTAAGGAAATATGGTGGCAGAATCCAAATTACACTTGTGAAGTTGATAAGGCCAGTGATGGAGAATTACATCCTATTTCCGCCGCAGAGTTGTTAAAAATGTCTGACTATGACTTATACAAGCGTAGTGAACAGAGATTTTATCATACAGGCAAAATACTAAAGAGACAGGAGGAATCACAGAATGAAGCAATTTAACGGTTATGACGAGGCCAAGAAGGCCGCACAGTATCAGGGAGGAGAGAAGTTACCAAAGGGAGCGTATGTTGCTGACATACTCGGTGTGAAATTAGAGACCGGCACTAACGGTAATTCTGACAGACTGCATATTCAGTTTGATATTGCAGAGGGAGAGTACAAGGGCTTCTTTAAGAAGCAGTACGAAAGCAATAACAATGATGATAAGAAGTACAAGGGCAAAGTAGTTTTGTGGCTGCCTAAAGATGATGGATCAGAAAAAGACCAGTGGACCAAGAACAGCTTTGCTAAGTGGCCTAATGCCCTGGAAGAGTCAAACGAAGGCTATACATGGGATTGGGACGAGCAGAAATGGAAAGGTAAGAAGATCGGCCTTGTGTTTGGAGAGACAGGCAACGTCATTGATGGTAAAGAAGTTGTCTATACAGAGGTTAGATATCCAGCATCCGTACAGGCAGTCAGAGAAGGTAAGGCCGGAGAAGCAAAGTTTAAGGCTAAGAACGGTTACGGGGAAGTTAAAACCGGCAATGACAACATGGACTTTGTAAATATTCCTGATGGAATAGAAGGCGAGTTACCTTTTTAAGTTTTACAGATTGATGGGGGATCAATGAATACTTACGACAAATTAGCAATGCTGGACTCAATGAAAATTCTTGTGGATTCTAGGGAACAACAAACAGAGCGATCAAGAAAGCGTTATGAATCGTTTGGTGTCCCTTATGAACGTGCTACATTGTCCTACGGCGATTATACCTATAACGCACAATTACCTAATGGGGAATGGCTTTATAAACCAGGTGTCACAGTCGCAGCGCCGTTAGTGATAGAGCGCAAGATGAATCTTGACGAGCTGGCTAATTGCTTCACTCATTCAAGGAAGAGATTTGAGCGTGAGTTTCAGAGAGCTAAGGATCATAACGCCAGAGTGTTCTTACTTTGTGAGGATGCTACCTGGGAGAATCTTATAAACGGGAAGTACAGAAGCAAGTTTAATTCAAATGCTTATTTAGCTTCCTTGTGTGCCTGGATAGTGCGCTATGATCTTTGCTTCATCAACTGCAAGGCGGAATCAACCGGAAAGATTATAAAAGAATTTTTGTATAGAGATTTGTCTGAAAGAATTGATAGAGGTGAGTTTGATGGACCTGGAAGCGATAAAGAGTAACTATTCTATGCGAGAAATTCTTGATAGGTGCAATATTCCGGTCAACAGAAGTGGCTTTTGTAAATGTGTCTTCCATAAAGGTGATAATACAGCTTCCATGAAGGTATATAGAGAAGGTTTTTATTGCTTTGGATGTAATAAAGGCGGAGACATTATCGAGTTTGTAAAGGAATATCAAGGACTGAATTTCAAGGATGCTTGCAAATGGATATCCGGCGAAGACCTAACAGCACGATCAAAAGCACAGATAACAGCAGCCAATATCAGAAGGAATAAAAAGCGAGAGAGAGAAGCACAGCTAAAACAGGAGTTAAGAGAAGTCAACAAGGGCTTTGATGGGCTTTGGAAGAAGTACATAAATGCGGAGCCTTTAAGTGACGAACAGGCAGCAGCCTTTAATCAATGGCAGCTCTTAACTTACAAACAAGAAACGATACTTAAAGAGTTGGGGGCAACATGACAAAAGCAGAAATAATGGAATACAGCAAGGAAGAGCTTTTAAACCCTGAGAATCTACTTAGGATATTTGCGGAAGCCTCTTCTGAGTTAGATCGAGTTGATCTACAAAATGCCTACCAAGACAGAGCAAAGGAGTGTAAGTGTTACAAGCAAGTAACAGCACTGATAAAAGCAGCCAAGGCGGATATTAAGGACAATCTGAAGGAGCAGAAGGTAACAGCTAATAACGTAACTGATTTCGGGCATATTACCGGTGAGCTGAATTGCGGAAGCTGGATAGCTGACAATAACGGTGTAAGGGTCCTAACAATTTTTGGTGAGAAGGTATGTTGTTATCATCCCATATTGCCGGTAGAGAGATTGTTTAATATCGAGACCAAAACAGAAAAGATCACCCTGGCATACAAAAGAGGGCATGACTGGAAGGAAATCACTGTTGATAAAGGACTGATCGCAAGTAGTACAAAGATTGTCCGCCTGGCAGATTACGGCGTAGCAGTAACAAGTGAGACAGCAAAGGACCTTGTAAAGTATTTGTCTGATGTGGAAAACCTGAATGTCATAGCAGAGAAGAACAGCACAAGTAAGCTGGGCTGGCATGGACCGGACTTCATACCATACGACACAGCAGTAGTGTTTGATGATGAAAGTAAATTCAGGGAGCTTATAGGATCAATCAGAGAAAGCGGAAGTGAGCAAATATGGCTTGATTTATGTCGGAAGATAAGAGCCAATAAGAGCCATTATGAGCCACAGGTTTATATGGCTGCCAGCTTTGCCAGTGTATTGATTAGCAAATTAAATATGCTTCCGTTCATTGTCAATTTGTGGGGATCTACCGGCAAGGGTAAGACTGTAGCGCTTATGTTGGCGGCCTCAATATGGGCCAATCCAGCAGAGAATAGATACATCACTGACAGTTACGCCACGCAGAACGCCTTTGAAATCAGGCTTGATTGCTTAAATCACTTGCCGTTATGCCTGGATGATATGTCAAAGGTTAGAGATAAAACCGGTGATGGTTTTACAGATTTGATTTATCTGATGTGTTCTGGCAAGGGTAAGGACAGATCAAACGTTGATTTAGGACTAAACAAGGTGAAGACCTGGGCTAACACAATCTTGTCGAACATGGAAAGGCCACTTGCTAATGAGACCATGAAAGGCGGAGCAATCAACAGAATACTGGACTTTGAAATGTGTGACGGTTACATATTTGAGAACGGTAATGGAGTCGTGGAGATCCTAAAAGACAATTATGGTTTTGCCGGAATTAAGTTTGTGGACCTCATAAAAGAGCTTCCTGTAGAAGTCATTAATAATATAAGAAAGGACTTTGAACAGAAGATCAAAGAAGAGGCCAAGAAGCAAAACTCAGTCAAGGAAGAAAAGCAGATACTTCCATTGTCCGTACTTCTGACAGCAGACAAGATAGCGACTGATTACATATTTGAGGACGGAATATATTTAGACCTTCCTACAATGGTTAAGCAGTTAAAGGATATAAACGAAGTCTCAGAAGGCCAGAGGGCTTATGACACGTTGAAGGACTATGTAATCGCAAACAAAAATATGTTTCCGGTTGAAATGCCACAAAACGGTAGTGCCTGGGGATTCATTAAGGATGGATTTATAAATATCCTTCCTACAATTTTCAGGAAGCTGGCAGCAGAACAGAATTTCTCAACAAAAGCGTTTGCATCCTGGGCTGATTCCCACAAGTTATTAAGCTGTAACAGTGGAAATCAAAAAGTAATCAAGATATATGGCAATCCAGTAAGGTTTTATTCAATCAAACAGAGTTACGAAGAGGACCAACAGGAAGATGAAGGATTTAAAAATGCTGAAGAAAACGAACTGCCGTTCGATTAGCGGTTACGGGTTACGGAAGTTACAACCTAAAAACATAGGTTTATATATAGAGTTTTTTATGCGAGAGAAAATCTCTATGATAACAAAAGCCTCGTCATGTGTTCAATTCCGCTGTAACTTCCGTAACTTGCGTAACCATTTAGTAAACACCTATATTTGATGGCATTTTAAAAACCGTAACTTTTTTGTAACTTCCGTAACCGAAAGGAGAAAATATGAGCGTATTTGAGATAGTGGCTTGTGATTTATGTGGAAAAGAAATTCCAGAAGGAGATCCACAGTGTACTAAAACTTATGAGCTTCCATACTTCTATGATGATGATTTAGGACCAACTATTGATCCTGAGTGTGGAATGAATTTGTGTAAGGAATGTGCTACCAAAATTCGTGATTTTTGTAAAACCATAGATCATGTGAATGGCTATGTGAAATAAGGAGGCTATATGACAATAGCTGAGAGACACGAAGAAGTAAACAAGATCCTTGCCGGCCTAAAGGTGCTGCATGAGAAATACTTTCCACCTAAAAGACCTTTGACAGATGAAGAGTGGGAAAAGTACATAGCAGATATATGGACTTTAGCAGACAAGTACAAAGGCACTAACCTGGAAGACCTTGCCGGTGAGTTGACAATGGCTTTCAGTAACGACATTGAGAGAGTACATAAAGCATGGTGCAATCTCAATAAACAATAAGACTAAATTGTTGGGAGGGGATATGAGCTATAAACGACCATCAAGGAGAAGTAAATATTACTTGCCACCACAGATATATGACAATGTAGTGACGTACTGTAGGTGCTATCCCATCTGGCTTAAAGAGCTTCAGACCTTGCCGGACACTTCCAAGGCGATCACCTACGACCAGGATAGAGTACAGTCTTCAGGGGGATATGACGCAACAGCGGAGACTGCACTAAAGAGGGTAGAGCTGGAACACAAGATTGATTTAATCAGGACAACGGCAATGATAACCAATCCTCAAATGTGGGAATGGATATTAAAGTACGTCACCGAGAAGAATGTAACTATTGACGATCTGATAGCACAGGGTATGCCTTGTCACAGAAATACATTTAGCACTATGAAGGCATATTTCTACTATCTATTAAGCAAGAGGATATGAGAAATGTTGACACAAAGGGAGAGAATAGAAGCCCTGAGAAGGAAGCTGAAGAAGCATGGTTATTTTATAGACGGTGACTGCAAGCTAAACAGGGAAGAGGCAGCACTTGTTATAGATATCCTGGATAAAGCACAGGCTAAATCTAACAAGCAGCATGAGAGGTATATGTCAAAACAGGAATACTACCAGCAGAAGGGCCGAGAAAGATACGCAGCTAAGAAGGACCAGATAAACGAGAAGAGAAGGCAGAAGAGATTAGAGGAAGTTATAGAGAGGGCTTTTAAATGACGTATGGACCAGAAGAAAGAGTTTGGAATGGAGAGACTTGCTTCCATTGTGGCAAGGATCTAAAGAGAGAGTCTTCCAGCATAGACGGGAACTACTTTTGTTCTGATTACTGCCTGGGAGCATATCTGATAGAGAAGCACGAAGATGAAATTGAATGGATAGATTTCATCACAGAAGAAGCATTAAGGGACCGTTGGCAAGAGGATAGCAAGATGGGAGGCTGGGACTAATGAGAACTCATAACATGACACACGATAGATTGTACCGAGTTTATGTTGCCATGAAATCAAGATGTTACTACAAAAACCATAAGCATTATTACAACTATGGTGGTAGAGGCATAAGAGTGTGTGAGGAATGGATGGACCCAGGGGCATTTTTCAAGTGGGCGCTTGAAAATGGTTATGATCCGGAACTTCCACCAAAAGAATGTACCTTAGACCGAATTGATGTAAATGGGGACTATTGCCCTGAGAATTGTAGGTGGATAAGTAGAAGAGAGCAAAGCAACAACAGGAGAAATACAATTTTTATAAATTATAAAGGGCAAAAGCTTCCTATTGCAGAAGTTGCAGAGCTTGTCAATATTCCGCATATAACCATTTATAAAAGGTTGAAAAGAGGTTGCAGTGACGAAGAGGCATTGTTGCCACCTTCAAAAGTTGGAATGCATCAAAAGATGAGCGAGGGGAAAACATGAAACTGTATATAAAGTGTACTACAGATGAATACCAGCTACCGGAGATCATAGCTGATTCTGCACAGGAGCTTGCAAGGAAGACCGGAAGAAGCGCCGGAAGCATAGCTACTATGATTTCTAAAGGCTATCCAGGATGGTACAAAGTAGATATAGGGAAATTCTATGACAGCAGAAATTAAGCTATACAACGAGGACTGTTTAGAAGTCTTCAAAGGCATACAGGACAATAGCATAGATTTAGTCGTAACAGATTGCCCGTATCACATTGTAAGCGGAGGAAGCACAAACAAGGCCGTAACTATTGGAGAATATACCAACGTTAAGGGACATACTTATGTTAGTCAAGGCAAGGTGTTTGAACATAACGACATTGAATTTAAAGACTGGCTTCCAGAAGTATATAGGATCCTACGACCTGAGACTCACTGTTATGTGATGATAAACCCCAGAAATTTAAAAGACTTGTGGCAATGTGCAGAAGAAGCCGGCTTTATATTCCAGCAGCTTATTGTTTGGGACAAGGGCAAT